ACGGACGCGATTACCACGAATGGCGGGAGCGCGAGGACGCGCTGGCATCCATTCTCACGGCGATGCCGTCGGACCCGGAAGTTCGTGATTACGTAATCAAGGCGCTCGCGGGAGGGCGTAAGACATCAGTCTGCGAGGAGATGGGAGAATACCAGAATATGATAGGGGAATTAGCCGAAGGCCAAAATTTTTATTGGGCGCGAAATAGTTTTCTTCCTCAATGAAATGGCAATGTTTGTTGCGATCGAGTAAGTGGGGGACTTCTTATGCCAACAAAGCGCCCGAATAAGCCCGCCCGCTCTGAGAGCGACTACGGCACCCCGGAGCGTCGCCGTCGCGGTCACGTGGTTGTCCGTCCCGTCGAGCCAGGGCCGGGGTATGCCACCGTCGACGCGGCGATGGACATGCACGCGACGGTTCTCGACATGCTCTACGCCAAGGGCAAGCTCGGGGGCGGCGACACGGCCAAGCGACGCTTCGAGGCGGGGGAGTGGCTGCTGGCGTGTTTCACGCGCGCCGGCCTCAACCCTTCGACCACGATGCGATACTCCCCGCTTGGGAGGGAAGGCGGGGAAGACATCTCCGACATGCAGGCCTGGAACCGGCGGGCCTACAACGAGGCGCTGCGAGCCATGGGCGTTCACGCGCAGCCCGTCGCGGCGGCGGTCGTGTATGGAGATTATCGAGATGCCGTCCACGAGATGTTGTGCGGGGGGTTGGATCTGTTGGCGGATTTTCGGGGTTTATAGTTGACGATGGGGGCGTTTTGCTCCAAATTCATCGGCGGCAAATTGCGCCCATATTTTGGCCGCGCGGAACGCCAGCGGAACATCACGAAGCGTCAAAAGGCCAAACTCGGGGAGCCACCTTTCGAGCGTTTCGTCATGTGCCGCGACGCGGGCTCGCGTGGCGGAACTGGTAGACGCGGGCGCTGATGCGCCCCGCCTGATACATGGGATGCAGGTTCGAGTCCTGCCGCGAGCCCGTCCCCGCTTTTGATTCCACGATAAGGTCGGGAGGCCGACGGATGCCTCTCACGCACGACATAACGACGGAGGGAAGAACCCTTCCGCTTCTGGTGGGCGCGGATGGGACGCTGCTTTCTGGTGGCGGGTTCCAGTCTTCCGACAACACGACAACGACGCCCCTTGGATCGGGGGAGACGTTTACGGGGGAGTGGGAATTAAACGACGCGCCGGGGGTGATGGTTTCATGCCACACCGACAACAGCGGCACTCTGTATTTTGACTTTTCGCCCGACGGCTCGAACGTAAACACGTTCCCGACGTCAGGGTTCTCGGTCGCGGCGGGGATTCATGAATTTCACGTCGCCGAAAAGGGGCCAAGGTACTTTCGGGTTCGCCTCGTCAACGACAGCGGCGCGCAGAACTATCTGAGGCTCTACACCTATTTAGGGACATACCGCGCCCCGAGCGCGCCGGCCAACCAGTCCCTCAGGTTGGACGCGGACGCTCTTTCGGTTCGTCCTACGGCGTTCCAGGACGAAGTCCGCATCGGGCGCCGCCCTGGCGTAACGGGCTGGACGAAGTTCGGCTACCGGGACGGGCTGACGGCGGCATCTGGCGAGCAGACCATATGGGACAGCGCGGGGAACTTCACTCCGCTGACCAGCGCCTCGACATTCACGGTCACGTACAACAGCTCGACCGACGGAGAGGGAACCACGGGCGCCACGGCGCTGACGTTCTTCTACATCGACAGCAGCGGTCTCCCTGCGACGGCGACGCACACGCTGGGGAACGATGGGAGCGACGTCACGTCGTTCTCGGGTCTCGGCATCAATCGCATAGCGGTCAGCGCGACAGGCACCGCTGACAAGAACACGAACGACATCACCGTAACGGCGACGACCGGAAGCACGGTACAGGCCGTCGTGTCCGCGCTCGGGAGTGTCACGCAACAGGCCATCTTCTTTGTCGGCAGCAACCACCAGGCGATCGCTAAATACCTCTGGTGGAATCTGGCGAAGCCGGGAGGCGGCAACGCGCTCGTCCTCATCAAAGGCTACGTCTATAGCCGAGCGGTCGATACGTTCTACGAGGTGTTCCGGGTCGAAGTGGACACGACCGTCGAGTTGACGGGCCACATCAACGAGCCCATCGGGTTCAACCTCAACGCGACCGACGTTCTTTTCTTCGTGGCGGACACCGATACGAACGGCGCTAACGTCAAACTCCGTTTCAGCTTGAACGAGTACCAGAGCACATGATGAAGCCGCTGAACCGCCCCCGGCGAAACGGCTGGGCTCTCATGCGGGCCTACCTGCCGACCAAACTCGACGACGGCACATGGATCTGGCCCGGCGGGCTGTACCTCGTCCGCGTCATCAAAGGCGTCCGCCAAAAGCGGCGGGCTAACTAACACAGCTCACGGGGCGCGCCCCGTTTCCAAGGCCGGGCATCGGGTTTGCCGGCCTTCAATCGCCGAATGCGTAGCGTACCGCTCCCCCGAGGTTTAAGGGCGGCCGCGACATCGTCAACGCCCTGGGCGCGGGTAAGCATCAATGGGAAAATTCGGCGACACCCGATGCACTATCTGCTGATCAACAATCATCGCACCTTTGGCGACTTCTACGAGGATCTGCTGGGGGCGTCCGCGCTATCACGTCGCGACGGCGCGGATCTCCAGGTAGCGGGGAACCTGACCGCGCAAGAGGCGTCCGACGCTGCGGTGGGTTTCATCAGCCGACGGTTTGGAACGATGAAAGGCGATAAGTAGGTTAGCCCTTCGGCCACGGCGACAGTCGGTGATATAGGGCAGCACAGGCGAGCGGGATATACGCGGGGATGTCTCTGACGGGCTTCCCGTCGCGACGTTTCCCGGCCTCGTAGACGGCGATGGTCTCGGGAGAGATGCCAAGCAGAGACGCGGCCTCCCGCTTGGAAAGCCGCATCTCGCTGCGCCACTGGGTGAGTTCGGGGCCGGTCATCAGTTCCTCCGTAGGTAAAGGCCCCGGCCGAAGCCGGGGCGGTGGGGTTAGGCAGTTAGTAGCGCATGTGCCTTGCGAGCGGCGTCGGCGGGATTGGCGCTGTTCGGGATGGTCTGACGCAAGGCCCCCATCACCTTCGACACGTCGTCGGTGCCCCAGTCGCGCTTGAAGTTCTTTATAGCCCGCGCCTTGGCGGCTTCGACCTGAGCGCGGAGTTCAGCAACGGTCGTCGGCTTGGGCATCGGTCATCTCCGTGGTCTGCGTTCCTGATAAACTATATATAAGCGTACCCTGTACAAGTTTCAAGCGGGAATGTGCGCTAATTTTTGGATTTTGCGCCACGGAGACATGATGCAAACGCACTGGTCCCGCACGCGCTCTGCGGACATGACGTTGACCTTTGGCGTAGAGGCGGAAGGCCAACAAGTCGCACGGCGTAGGCTGAAGAACGACGACCCCTGTTGGCTTGCCGGGGATTATCTCGGCACGACTGAACCGCCGCGAAAGACAGGTGAAATCCGCGCGGTGTGGCCGTGGCGCGACACATCGGGCGACGTGGACCGAGTGTGGCCGGACTACATGCGGAGTGACGGGTGACGACGAAGAGCGACAGGCAAAAACTCACTCCAAAGCAGGAGCGCTTCATCGAGGAGTACCTGATCGACCTCAACGCGACGCAGGCCGCTATTCGTGCCGGATATTCATCAAAGACGGCAGAACAGCAGGGATACCAGCTTCTTCAGAAAACTACAGTTCGCAACGCGATCAACGAACGGCGTGAAGAATCCTCCGCGAGAGTGAAGATCACGCAGGACATGGTCATCGACGGGCTGCTCCGAGAAGCACGCTACGACGGCGACGGCGCAAGCCACGGAGCCCGCGTCAGCGCGTGGGAAAAACTCGCCAAACACCTCGGCATGTTGACCGAGCGCGTGAAACACGAGGGGCTGGACGGCCTGGATGGACAAGACCGCGATACTCTCCGAGCACTTGAGCGGGCTCTCGCAGAAACAGCGGGCGGCTCTGCTGGAGCGGGTGAGGGCGAAGCTGGCGGAAAACCAACTGGAGGACTATCGACCGTACATTAAGCAGGCGGAGTTCCACGCGGGCACCACGCGCGAGCGGCTATTCATGGCCGGGAACCAGCTTGGCAAGTCGGTCGCAGGCGCTCACGAGTGCGCCATCCACCTGACGGGGCGATATCCAGACTGGTGGCAAGGCAAGCGTTTCGACAAGCCGCCGGTCGGGTGGGCCGCAGGAGAGACCGGCGAAGTCGTCCGGGACACCATCCAACGGCTGTTGCTGGGGCGCTCGAGGCGAGGCACGGGGGCGATCCCGAAGGACGCTCTTCTCGATGTCTCATCGGCGATGGGGACGCCTGGCCTCGTCGGGATAATCAAGGTTCGCCACGCATCGGGCGGCGAAAGCTCGCTGACGCTGAAGTCGTACAATCAGGGACGCGAGAAATTCCAGGGTGAGACGCTGGACTTCGTCTGGTTCGACGAGGAACCGGACCTCGAGATTTACACCGAGGGGCTGACCCGCACGAACACGACAGGCGGGCCGGTGTGGATGACCTTCACGCCGCTCAAGGGCATGTCCGACGTGGTCTCGCGCTTTCTGATGGAGCCAAGCCCGTCGCGCTCGGTCACGCAGATGACCATCGAGGACGCGGAGCACTACACGCCGGAGCGGCGCGCGGAGATCATCGCGAGCTATCCCCCGCACGAACGCGAAGCGCGGACCAAGGGCGTGCCGATCATGGGGTCGGGCCGGGTGTTCCCGGTCCCCGAGGCCGATATCTGCGTGAAGCCCATGCCGATCGCCCCGCATTGGGCGCGGATCGTGGGGTTGGACCTGGGTTGGGACCATCCGACATCGGCGGCCTGGCTGGCGTGGGACCGAGACGCTGACATCGTCTACGTGACCGACGTCTACCGGAAGAGCGAGGCGACGCCGGTCATTCACGCCGCCGCGATCAAGCCGAAAGGCGACTGGATTCCGGTCGCGTGGCCGTCCGACGCGGGCAGCCATGGCAAGGACGGCGCGACGCCGATGGTGGAGCAGTACCGAGGCCAGGGCCTCAACATGCTGACGGAAAGGGCACAGTTCGACGATGGGTCAGTCTCCGTCGAGGCGGGGCTGATGGAGATGCTGGACCGGATGCAGACCGGCCGGCTCAAGGTGTTTGAGCACCTCGTCCACTGGTGGGAAGAGTTTCGGCTCTATCACCGCAAGGACGGGAAGATCGTCAAAGAGCGCGACGACCTGATGGATGCGACGCGGTACGGGCTGATGATGCTGCGGCACGCGACGACCAGGCCGGAAAAGCGCAAGCCGATCAAGGTCAACACAAGCTGGGTTGAATAGCGTCTTTCGGTTGTGGCGCGCCTGAATAAGCCCTCCACAAAAGCCCTGAGACAGACCAGGAGTTGAAAATGCCATTCGCGCCGGGGTTCTTCCCCAACAACATCGCGAGCAAGGAGTTCGTCCGCGAGGCGGCCCGCAATCAAGCGGTCGCCATCCAGGACGCGCTGGCTGCCGATGCCGACGTTCGCTTGGCTGCCCTCGAGCGCCGCCTGATGGCTCGCATCGAGGCGCTGGAGTCGGACGTCGAGTTGCTCAAGGGCCAGCAATGGGTGACCAAGCGCGCCGAAGTGCTGACCGAAAAGCGTGGCCCCGGTCGCCCGCGTAAGGACGCCGCCTGATGGCACGTCGTCGCGGCAACCCCGATCGCGAATTGCAGTCCGCCGTCTCGGCACAACTGCGCGCGTCGTTGGGGTGGGACAGCGACGAACTGTCGACGCAGCGGGCGGAAGCGTGGCGTTACTACGAGGGTGACCTCGGGGTCCAGCCGGCGCCGCCGGGACGCTCCAAGGTCATGTCACGGGACGTGCTGGAGACGGTCGAGGCGCTGATGCCGTCGCTCGTCCGGGTGTTTCTCGGCGCCGAGAAGATATTCCGCTTCGAGGCGGAGTCCCCTGAGGACGAGGATGTTGCGGAACAGGCGACGGACTATATCGCCTGGATCATGCGGCGCGGCGACCACTTCCAGCAGATGTTCGACTGGATGAAGTCCCCGCTCATCTACAAACTCTCAATCATCAAGGCGTATTGGGAAGAGCGCGAGGTCTCGACGACCGACGAGTATACCGGGCTAATGGAAGAGGAGATGGCGGACCTCGTCAATGACGACGCCATTGAGGTTGTGGAGCAGCGAGAGCGCTTTGAGGAAATCCAAGACCCGATGTCCGGGATGCTCCTGCCGTTCCCGGTCTATGACATCAAGGTCAAGCGGACGGAGATGCAAGGCGACGTGGTTCTTGAAGCCATTCCGCCCGAGG